GGTCAGGGGTGGGGGGCAAGGCCGTCAGCTCACCGCCCTGCGCACAGCCTCGACGGCCGCGGCGTGCCCCGCGCGTGCCTCGGACTCGGTGGCGTATCGCGATTTGAAAGTCTCCACGTCGCCGTGCACGAACGTCTCGAAGATTGTGTCCGGTCCGCCGGCCATGTCGGGCATCGCCAACCCCGTCCAGACAGTCCGGACCTCGGTACGGCTGACGATGTCGTACCCAACCAGGCCGTACTCGCGATCGTTGACCAAGCGGATCCACTCGGAGTGGTCGATGGGCTCGCCGGCGCGATTGAAGAACAGGTGGGGGGTGGGCCTCATGGCGCTCCCGCCGCACTATAAAGGAGACATCTACGGACGAATCGCGGAAAGCACACGCAACCCGCGGAAACCATTGACGCCAGCAACGCTTTACGAAACCGTTGCTCTACCCCTGAGCTAAGATGGCTAAATACGCGAAACTCTAGGTGTTTAGCACATATGGCCACGGTCGCCATCCGCTAAATATCCTTTTTATCGGGCGCTATAGACCACGCGCGCTGGCTGCCGTCAACGGCGTTGTGCAGGTTGTCCGAGGTCAGTGCGGCGTAGTGCCGTTCGGTGACCTTGATCGAGCTGTGACCGAGCCAGCGGCTCACCTCGGCGAGCGTCAATGGGCGGGGCGTCCACGTCCCCTGTAACAGGTGGCAACCACAGGTGTGGCGCAGGTCGCGGAAGTCGATCTCGGGGCGGATACCAGCCCTGGTGCGCCAGCCGGGGGCAACCCGAAGTTCCTTCGTTCCGTCGGCCTTGGTGACGCGTCGCGGCTTGTCGCGCCAACCCGCGGTGTAGAACTCGTCGTGGCTACCGCCGTCCTTGCGGGGGAACACGAGGCCGGCGATGGGTGTGGTTGCCTGCTCGGCTTTCCACGCCTTCAGGGCTTCGAGAGCGGGCGGGAGCAACGGCACGTCGCGGATCGACGTTTTGGTCTTGACGGGGTCGCCATTGTACGTTTTGCGAATACGGATTTCGGGCCGCTTGCCAGTGAGAACGAGGTCCTGCCAGCGCAAGCCCCACAGCTCCTCGAGCCGCAGACCCGCGTAGATTGCGACCGTGAACACTGCGCGCTGGAAGGCCGGCAGCTCAAGCGCGAAAAGCCGCTCGATTTCCTCGGCCCACATGTGCACGATCAGATCGCCCTCGTGCTCGGGCACCTCCTGGCGCGGCATGATGACCAGGCGCGCGGGGTTCTGGTTGTTGCACCACGAGAACTTGCCCGCGACGACCGCGGCGTCGAGACACAGCTTGACGAGGCTCAGCGCGTCCTCGACCACCCGGCGCGACACCCGTCGGCCGGTGCCGACGCGCGCGGTCTCACCTTGCGAGCGCACGACGCGGACTGCCTCTTTCTCGAACAGCCCGCTGACCCACTCCTGCACTGCCTTGGGCGTGATGCGCTTCCACGGCAAATCCCAGAACTTGGCAGTGGTCACGTGCGCGTTCCAGCGGCTACGCTCGCGCTTGAACGATCGACTTCGCTTGCGGCGCTGAGCGGCCAGCTCGCGCTTGTCGATCCAATCCGCGGCGAACAGGCCGAATGACTCGGGCGCCTTGCCGGCGTCTTCGTCGAGCGCCGCACGCTTCATGCGCTGGGCCTTGGGCTCGTCATCGTAGATGCCGACGTACTCGCCGCCGACCCACACCTCGAAGCGGCCGTTGCGTTCGCGGATGTACCCGGTGCGCTTCCTACCCATGGCGGTGAGCCCTCCGGCGCCGGCGGGCGCGCAGTTCGGCGAAGTCTTCGGCGGTCGGTGCGGCGGGCTCTACCTTGGCGGGGCCGGGCTGGTCAACCTTGCCCCGTCCAGCGCGGTCGAGCAGGTCGAGCAACGCGCGCAGCTTCGCTCGCTCCGCGTCCGTAAACTCGGGCACGCGCTCGGGCTCGATGTCCTGCTGGCTGCGGTCCTCCGCCGCTCCCATCACCGCACCTCGCTTTCGCCGTGCACCGTCGTCGGTACGCCGTGCTTGCGCATGCGCTGCACGCAGTCCCATGTGCCGCGCGAGCCGGACAGCGGGAAGGCGTAGCAGTGCACGTCGTGGCCCTGGCTCGCCAGCATGAACGCCCACCGCAGCATCCGCTCGTTGCGCGCCGGCCCGGCTTTGTCCTTACCGATCGCGTTCCAGCGCGCGGGCACGGTGAGTACTTCGATCTCGTAGTCGAGCGCGACAGCGTGCGCGATGGCGTCGGCCCCCTTCGCGCCGCCGTGAATCACCAGATTGGCGGCCGTGTGCCGCGTGAGGTGCGTGCCACCAATCACGCGCGCGATTGGCCAGCGATCCGACCATTTGCGGCTGCCGGTGATGACCACGACGCGCATTACCGAGCCTCCGCACGCCAGTCCGGCCCACTCGTCAGCGCCCGCAGCACCGCTCGGTGCGCCGTGCTGGTGTAGTACCAGCCGCACGCAGTGCACTGGCAGTCGAGCGGCAGCGGCTGGCGCGCTTGCAGGCGCTGTCCGGGCGCGCGACAGATCGGGCAGTGCTGGACGGGCAGGGTATAGCTCACCGCCGCCGCTCCTTGCGATGGCTGTTGGCTTGCGGACAGTTCGCAAAGTGGCTGGTGTGCCGCGACACGCGCGCATCAGGCGTCACCACGCACGCGACAGTGTGCGCGCCCGTCTGCACGAGCTCGACGTTGCCGCCGAGTACGGGCTCGGGGTTGAGCGGGATGGCCTTGCCCGTCGCGGTCTTGGCCCACGTGATCGCGGCGCCGCACGATCGGCAGGTGCTCATCGGGCCGGCTCCCCGCGCGCATGTCGGCGCTCCCGCTCGCGGTCGAGGTGCTCTTCGACACGCTGGTCAATCGCGCGCTCGCGTGCGTCGTCGTCCGCGTCGGCCACCATGGCTTCGACGCACGTGCGGCACAGCGTGCCCTCGGGGTCGCCATCTGGATCGGGCGCGTCGCACGTGCTGCAGTAGTTAGGCTGGGTCTCCATGGCGAGCCAAGCACGCAGCTTGGCGACGTCATAGAAGCGCGGCATGTCGAGGCGCCTTGCGTCGGTGCGCTCGTCACGCGCGCCGCTGGATTGCCGCCAGTCTGGGGTGAAGATCACGGCGTCGCAGCGGCGCATGAGCTCGAGCGTCCCCCGCAGCCACAGCTCGTCGGTGGCGAGCCCGTCCATGTGCGCGGTGTTGCTGTGCGGGATCACGGGATACGCGCCCAACGCCGCGACCTCGGCGCCGAGCGCACGTGCGCGCTGGATGTTCTGCTCGATGCCCCAGCCCGTGGCGGCGCGGTAGGGGCCGGCGACGTAGATGAGCTTCATAGCCACGCGACCTCCTCGTACGACGCGAGGCGCGCAGGGTGGTCGGCGCACCAGTGAGCCGGTTCGCAGATGCAACGCTCGTAGAAGCCGCACGAGCCGTCGTCGCAGTCGACGTACTCGGCGGTGCGCTGGCGCGTGGCGTGGTGAATGGGGTACAGCCGGGGCGGTTGTTGGGCACTGCTACGGCTGCGCTTTATCACGGGCGAGCTCCTGTGTTTGGGGGTTGAAAGTGTTACGTATTACATATCAATACGGGATGTCGTCGTCGGTGGGCGGCGGTGCCGCACGCAGGGGCGGCTCGCGACGGGGCTGGGTATTGCCGCGCGGTGCTGGCTGGCGTTGCTGAGCGGCAGGCGCTTGGCCCTTGGCTTGCCGGCGCGCGAGCACTTCCCCGCGCATGCGTGCTGCGAAGCTCGCGGCGCTCGCGGCGTCCATGCGGTTCTGCATGGCGATACCACCGGCGGCGTTTACCCAGCGGACACGGGCGCGGATCTCGCCTTGCTGATCAGGTTCGTGCTCGATCACGAGGTAAACCTCGTTGCGGTCGATACCGTCGAGGTTGCTGAGGTCGTCGCCTTCCCAGCCGCAGTGATCGAGCGACTCGAGCGTGCGATCCAGCGTCTTGTCCGTAAAGTAGCCATACCACGTGATTCGTTGGCCCTCGTTCGGGCCCTCGAGCAACTGGAACAGCACGGCGATCTGCTCGCCGCCGGTGCTGGTTTTGCCGAGCGCGGCCTCGACGGCGCGTGCTTTCACGGTTTGCTGTTCGATCATGGTTGCTGGGTCTCCTGGATTTGAACGGTGGCTGCGAGGTGGTCTGCGATACGTGCGAGCTGGGCTGCGTCGTCACCGGCTTTGCCGACTGCGGCGGTGACGCGCGTGCGAATGTCTTCACTGGCGTGTTCGAGCAGCGCCGCGATCTTAACCTTGAGCTGCGCTGGATCGGCCGGCCGGTGCGCCTGCACAGCCTCGTAGAAGGCGTGCCAGTCGAGTGGCAGCGTTTCGGGCAGGTCGTAGCGGTTCTTGGCGTCCCACGACGCACGGCGCTGCGTGTGGATCAGGCGCGCGCCGGTGCTGATGCCTTTGACGCGCGTGCTACTGTCGCTCTTATCGACCTTGCGTGTGATGGTTTCGTACGCGCCAAACAACACGACGTCGGCCCACTGCTTGAGCAGCCCGCCCGCCTTAGCGTTGAGCGCCATCTCATAGCGGTCGTAATCGCCCACGTCCTCGGGGTTCTTGAACGTCCGCACGACCGAGTGCGCGAGCACGATCACGTTCATGCCGCGCTGGTCGCGCGCGCGCTCGAAACGCGACAACAAGAACCGCCATTGCTCGAGCGCGGCCTGGTAGCCCTTGCCGAACCCGAATGACTCGATATCAGCCTTGCCGTGCTGAGTGCAGACGTAGTCCCAGCACATGGGCTCGGCCCAATCCGCGGTGTCGAGCACGAGCGTCTTGTACGGGTGCTCGGACGCGGCGAGCTCGTCGACGCTGTCGAGAATGTCGCGCCAGCTGCGCACGTCCGGCATGCGCTTGACGTCGAGTTGGGCGGTGCCGTCCTCGGCGCCAACGAAGATCGGCGACGGCGCTTGGCTTGCGAACGTGCTCTTGCCTAGGCCGTCGGTCGCGTACAGTACGACGCGGATCGGCTTGTCGAGCCTGCCCGCGATCACACGCGACAGACGCGAGACGCGCGGCGATGCCATGACTTTGGGTGTGGTGTCGGGTTTCGGTACTGCTTGCATGGAGCCTCCTCTTTCGGCTGTGTGCTGAATGCGCTCGATCTCGCGCGGCGCGCGCTCGTACTGCATCGGAATCTCGTGCTCGGGAGCGAGCGGGTCCTCCTCACCGTCCAACAACTCACGAGCGTCGTCCGCGGCGTCGCCCATCACGCCACCTCGGCGAGCTCCTCGTGCACGTTGTCGGTGCGCCGGAATAGCGTCGTGTCGGCAAGAGACTCGGTGCCGATGCATACACCAAAGAACGAGCACGTGCGGCCGAAGCGTGAGCAGGCATCCGGGTTGCGGGGCCAGCGCTGCGCAAGGTCAGCTTCGCGGATCAGGCGTGCTGTCTGCCACATGTCGAATGCAGCATCCCGCTCCTCGGCTTCGAGGCGCACCACGGTGCCGCGTTGGTAGTAACGGTCGGGCTCGGCGGCTACGGCTTCGATCAGGCGCTGCCGGAACTCGTCGGGCGTTTCGTCAGTGTCGCGCTGGTTCGCGTACAAGCGGCCTTGCTTGGTGTACTTGCGCGACTCGGACGGGGTCGCCTTCGCCGGGCGTAGGCCAGGCTTGCCGATGACGTCGTAAATGCAGCCGGCCACGTCGTAGCCGCTGGCCTTGGCGCCCGCGAAGTAGGTGCTGATCTGCGGGTCGAGCTGCAGCCTTTGCCAGTATTGAGAGCCCGCGCCGATGTCTTCGGACGTCGTCTTGTGCTCGACTAAGTACACGAGCCCGTCGCGCAGGTTCCGCACGATGACGTCGAGTTTGCCCGCAAGCTCGAAAGTGCGGCTCGGCGCACCCGTCTCGGGGTTGAGCAATGGTGCGCGGAACTCGCGCTCGACCGCGATCATCGCAAGCGGCTCGTCGTGCCAGCGTGCGTCATAGCCCTGCAGCAGCACGCCCGCGCGCACCAGCTCGTACTCGTCCTCAGCATGCGGGCTGATCGCTTCGATCGCTGCGTCAAGGCGCATGCCGTCGTCGGCGAGCCACCACGCCTCCAGGCCGATGTGCATGAGGTTGCCAAAGCGCAGCGGCTCGGCGCGGTGCAGCGAACGGTAGCCGAGTCCGTACGCGAGGCGCCATTCGCGCGGGCAACGGCGGAACGTGCGCACTTCGGAGTTGGTGATTACGGGTAGGCGTACGCGGGTGTTGACAGTTGCGGTCGTCATGAGGCGCGCTCCCCTCCATGCTGGGTGACGATTTCGACGACATCGACCGAGATTGCTCCACGCTCGAGCCATCGTGTGCGCTCGACTTCAAGGGCCGCGCGCGCGTTGGCCGCATACGCAAGCGGGAACTCGTAGCGGAGGTGGATCGTGGTACCGCGTACGCGTTGCTCGTGTGGAAATGCGCGACTGGTGATTACGAACCCGCGGCGGGGTTCGAAGCGAGCTTCGAAGCGCTCCGCGGTCATTGCATGACCTCGTCGAGTGCGATGGTGATGCGCTCGAGGCGTTCGGCGTCCGTCAAGTCAGCAGTCAGAGCGGCTCGCAAGCGCCCCATGAGTCGATGGAAGCCGATGGCGCTCGACCGGGTAAGTGACTGCGCAGCATCGAACCTGAGTTGCAACGTGTCGCGATCCATTCGCAGCTCGGCGAGTTCGATCTCGAGCGCTTCAATGCGCGCGTCGCGCTGGCCGATCTCGGCGGTGAGCGCTTCGACCTCGCGCTCGCATGCCTCGCACGGCTCCTCGGGCTCGCGCTCGTCGGGGTCGTGCGGCGGCTGACAGCGCCACTGATCGTAGTGCTCAAAGCCGTCGACGATCATGACGCGCGCCTCGTATCGCCGCACAGCGCGCAGACCAAATCGTCGGCGCTCGGATCGGGATAGAAGTGCTCGCACTCGCCGGCCAAAAACGAGATCAGCGCTTCGGCGGCGCCCTCCTGCCCGTGGTACTCCAGTGCGAAATCCTCGAGCATTTGCATAATATTGGAGCAACGACTCATGGTGATTGCTCCGCGAGTTCGGCGACAGCGGCATTCATGCGCTCAAGCAGCGCCTCGGCCGCTGCGAGCGCGCGGGTTTCCACATACGGATTTTCAAGATCGGAGTGCGCGTTCTCGACGTACGCGGCGAGGACATTCCAGACTGCGGATGCTTCCGCGTGGCTGGCACTCGCGAGCGCTTGCTGCAGGTGGCTCATGACGCGCGCCTCGTGGTGAACTGCACCCCGGCGTCATCGCTGGCACCGCCGGGGCTCGGCGTGAATCCAGCTAGATCGCTCCGCAAGGGCCCTTGCGAGGCCGAGCGATCAGACTCTTGTTGCGCCCGCTCCTCAGCGGCCCAGCAGCCCGGGCGCATGCATGGCTCGAGCTCGGCCTCATCGTCCCACCAGCGCGGCGAGGGTACGAGGCCAGTGTCGCGGCATGCGCTACAGTCCGGTGCGTCGGGGTGGCGGCTCATGGCAGTTGCACCTCGTCTGCGCACGCGACGCATAGGCCCTGGTCGTCGGCGAGGATGAGTGCGAGCTTTTGGCCCGCTTCATCAACCGCGTTCACGGGCGGCGCGATGTCGCCGGTTGCCATTGCTTTCCACTGAGCCAACAAGGCGATCAGCTCGCGGTACAGCGTGCCGCGTCGGAGCGCGGACAGCCGGCCTTGGACGTGGCCGCACGACTTACAGGGCGGCGCGGTCATCGGGAGACCTCGAAGCCGAGCGCGTGAAGCACCAGGTCGAGCAGGTCGTGCAGTTGGAAGCGGAGCGCGATCATCGGCAGCTCGCGTGGTGAACGACGGTGCCGAGGATCGCGACGCGGTCGCGGCGGACGTCGATGGGCTCGCCACAAACCGGGCAGCACTCGAGCGCGGGAGGGGCGGGCGGCGGCTCGGTTGCGGGCGTGTAGCCTTTGTCGGCGGTGAGCTGACGCAGCAGCTCGTCGCGGTGGAGGTTGCCGTCTACGCGCGGGAGAGCGCGAGTGGCGGGGTGCGCTTCGATGATGGCGCGGGCGAGCGCGAAGCTGACGGGGTCGCGCTCGGGAGCTGCGCAATTGTCAGATGGACTACATACAACTTGCGCAACTTGCGTATGCAGTCTGCGGAACTGATCGAGTGCCATGGGGTAAGCATTGCACGCAACCATGTTGACGTCAAATGCATACGCGTTTCTTGTCTACGTTTTCTTCTGTATCGCAATTGACTTACGCTGCCAAGCGGCGCCCAAACGCATGGCGGCCAGCATGTGGGCGTACTCGGTTGAACGCGGAACGTAGCCTGGTTCCCACCGCCAGCACTGGAGCTGGTCGAGCTCTCGCGGAGTCGCACTCTGGGCTACAGGGCTACGCAGGAACTTCGCGAACGCGGCGTCGATTGCGCGAGCACGATTGGTCGAAGCCATGCTGCGCACAGTCACCGATCGTACTCGGAATGCGCAAGGGGGCAGATCGCACATCGCGATCCACGCAACCAGAACAAGCCGCGTTGCACGCGCGTAGCGCACAGAACCGCATTAGTTTGCGTGGTGCGAACGTGTGCGAGTTTGTCTGATCGGTTGTGCGGCTATGGGTTCTGTAACCGCATAGAAAGTGCCGCATAAAGCAGGTGTCGGTACGTTTCGACGGTAGGTTCCTCGCCTTGGCGAAGCGACATTCGCGTCGTACGCACGACGTCGAGCACACGCGGCGTCACACTCGCCTTCAGTGGGCTGTTGTCAAGCCATTGTAGGAACTCATCGAATGCAGAATACGTGGCATACGCGTCGTCGTCGGTGCCGAAGGTGATGTACCCAGGCGTCGTTTCATACAGCTCACACAACTGGCGCATGTAGTCGCGCGGGTAGCTCGAACCCGCTTCCCACCGGCTCACCGACGACTTGTCGATTCGCAGTCGATTGGCGACCTGCTGCTGTGTGAGTTTCCGGCGCTTCCGCAGCTGCCCTAGACGTTCGCCGCGCGCTTTGTCCGCCTTTGGGACTATGGGCATTGTCTTCGGATACTGCACACCGCGTGCATACCGCGAAAGCGCGCCGAATGCCTACATCCGGGGCATGGAAAGCAACCAGCATTGCCAGGCGCGGCCGATGTTGACACTTTGCGCATACGCGGTATGCTCCAACTTCGATGCATTCGATCCCGGAAAGGTACCGGCACGCGCGTATGGCGGCCGGGCTGTCACAGCGAGCGGTCGCCAAGCACTTCGGACTCGACAAGGCATCCATCTGGCGTTGGGAGCATGGCCGCACTCAGCCGTCGATCGAGCAGTTGAACGAGAGCGCCGAGCTATTCGACGTCTCACCCGTGTGGCTCGTGCACGGCGTTGGGCGTCCCCCTGCACTGCAGTCGTCGAAACGAGCCAGTTAGCGCCGGAAGCACCCAAGTCACGGCGCTGCAGTTCAGGGCGCCTGCAACCCGATAGCGGAGAATGCAGATGCCCGAACAGGAGACCGAAACACGCGAGCTGCTGTGCGAGCTCACCCAGGCCGAGCTGCTCAGCCGCGGCTCCGCCATGGCCGAAGCGGAGCTGCGGATCGAGCAGCTCAAGCTCAAGCGCGGCGAGGTCAGCGACGCAATCAAGGTGCAGCGCGCTGTGCGTCGCAAGCTCGCGGGCGTGATCGACGCGGGCAAAGAGCTGCGCGACGTGCGCTGCGTATGGATCGCGCATTTCACGCGCAACTGCTTTGAACTCGTGCGCCAAGACACGGGCGAGGTGGTCGATACGCGCGCCATGACGGCTGAGGAGCGGCAGGAGGACATGGACTTCGAGCCCGAACGGTCGGTACGGCGGCATGTCGATTCCGAGCCAGTGGCGGTGAGCGCGAAGGGCAAGCGGTTCGACGCGTAGCGGAGGCACCTGTGGCGAACGTCGAGCTCGCAGAGATTCGCGTTGGCAAGCGGCACCGCAAGGACATGGGCGACCTCGACGCGCTCGTCGAATCCATGCGCACGCTCGGGCTGCTGCAGCCGATCGGCATCACGCCCGACAAGGAGCTGGTGTTCGGCCAGCGTCGGCTCAAGGCGGCTCGCAAGCTCGGGTGGACCAGCATCCCCTCGCGTGTCGTGAAGGTCGACGCTCTGATCGCCGAGCGCGATGAGAACGAGGTCCGCAAGGAGTTCACGCCGAGCGAGCGGGTGTCGATCGTGCGCGCGATTCGAGAGCGCATCGGCAAGCGGCAGGGGCAGCGGACGGATCGACTTCCCGAAAATCTTCGGGAAGTCCCGAAGGGTGTCGACACGATCGAGTTTGCCGCTGTCAAAGGCGGCTTCGGCAACGACGCGACGTATCGCCAGGCCGAGGCGGTGTGCGATCGCGGCACGCCGGAACTGGTGCGCGCGATGGACACGGGCGCGCTGTCCATCCACCTAGCGAGCAAGCTTGTCGAGCGACCGAAGGCTGACCAGCAGCGTATCGCGACGGCAGTGCTCAGCGGCGAGGACGCGCGCAACGCTCTGCGCGAGCTGCACCGCGATGAGCGTGTCAAGCGCTTGGCCGAGATCGTGAAGGGCAACAGCGCGCTCGACGACGGGATAGGGCGCTACCCGGTGATCTACGCCGACCCGCCGTGGCGCTACGAGCACGCGGAGTCGCGCACGCGCGAGATTGAGAACCAGTACCCGACTATGGAGCTCGACGAGATCTGCGCGCTGCCGGTGAGCGAGGTGACGCCCGATGACGCGGTGCTGTTTCTGTGGGCGACCTCGCCGAAGCTCGCGGAGGCGCTGCGCGTGCTCGAGTCGTGGGGGTTCACGTACCGCACCTGCATGGTGTGGGACAAGGAGCGGATCGGCATGGGCTACTATGCCCGCCAGCAGCACGAGCTCTTGCTGATTGCGACCAAGGGCCAGCCACCTGCGCCGGCGCCGGAAGCGCGACCGCCGAGCGTGATTCGCGCGCCACGCGGTGAGCACAGCAGCAAGCCCGAACGCTTCTACGAAATCATCGAGGCCATGTATGGGCCGCTGCCGAAGCTCGAGCTGTTTTGTCGCTCGCCGCGCGCGGGCTGGAAGGTATGGGGCAACCAAAGTGCCGCATGAATTCCATAGCGAACTAGAGTTCGCGCGGTCCAAGGCAGTGCGCGACTTCCTACGCGAGCAGTACAAGCGCGCTTGGCCCGATGGCCAGGTCAACTGGAACGACCGCGACAACAGGGCGCAGCGTGTTGGCACCGACTGCACGATCTTGTTGCCAGGCAACCGCTTCTTGCGCTGCGAGGAGAAGGTACGTCGCAAGCACTACACAGACATCGCGCTTGAATACATCTCGAACGATCGCAAGGGCACCCCCGGGTGGGCTCTCGTCGACGGCGAACACGACTTCACGGTGTATGCACTACCCGACGCGGGGCGTTGCTACATCCTGCCGTGGGCAGCTCTGCATAAGGTTGCCAAAGAGAAGATCCCGCTGTGGGTGGACTGGGCGAAGCGCGGGATCGGTCGGTTCACCATCGTGCCCGGCGAGACTAAGTCGCCAGGTGGCGTGGTGCTCTATCGCTCGTTCTCCGTGGGAGTGCCCAAAGACGTGCTGCTCCAAGCTGTTGCAAACGCGTTCGAGGTGTCCTCGACGCCGACGACTGCACCACCGATCGTGTTCAAACCGCTCGCGACGACGCGGGACAGCGGCCCGCAACTGAGCCTCGATCTCGGCGGAGGGAGGCGGCGCTGATGGCGCGCTACCGCAAGATCGACATTCGTATGTGGGGCGACCGCGAGGTGCTGCGCCTCAGTCGGCCGCAGCCCAACGGCCAGTCGCTTTGGGTGTACCTGCTCGCAGGCCCAGCCACTGGGATCATTCCCGGCGCCTACCGACTGCGGGAGGGTGGGCTGGCTGATGAGCTTGGTTGGACGGTGGAAGGCTTCCGGGAAGCCTTCGCCGAAGTCAGCGGGGAAGCCTTCCGGCATGGGTTCCGGCATGGGGCAGAGAAGCCCCTCGCGAAGGCCGACTGGGCCGCTGGAATGGTGTGGGTTCCGAAGGCCATCAAACACAACCCACCGCAGTCGATCCATGTCGTGTCGTCGTGGAAAGTGGCGTGGGATGAGCTGCCTGAATGCGACCTGAAACTCGAAGCGTATCAGGGGCTTAGAGCCTACCTGGAAGGCATGTCGAAAGGCTTCGTCAAAGCCTTCGACGAAGCTATCCCGAAGCCTTCCTGGAAGCCTTCCCGGAAGGCATTGGCGATCCAAGAGCAAGAGCAGGATCAGGAACAAGATCAGGAGGGGGGAGACGCGCGCGCGCACGCGATCCCTGTGCCGCTGCTGCGGCCTGTGCGTGGGGCTGGTAGCACTGCCCCAAGCACCCCCCACCCCCCCACTCAAAAAGCTCACAAAAGCTCACCTCCTGAGGGGGCTGCAGGGCAGAGCACAGCGGTTGCGAGCGCGAACGGCGGCTCACAAAAGCTCACGTCCCGGACGGGCGAAAGTGAACTCGGCGGCCCGAGCGAGCGCCCCTTACGGCTCTGGGCGATTTGGCAGGAGCTGATCGGCGGTGACCCCGACGAGTGCCCGAGCAACCAATCCGCGAACTGGATCGCGACGGCGCTGCGCAAGCTCGACAAGCGCGGCGGCACCGATGCCGAGAGCATGTGGCGCCGCATGGCCGAGGCGTACATCGCAGAGCGGCGCGAGCGCGGCAAGAAGCTCGACTTAGGCTTTCTCGCTCTCAACGAGTTCGACATGTGGGCCGAGCGCGTTTCACGTGCAACGTTGCAAGGCAGCGCTCGCCCAGAGCATGAGCCGTACTTCAGCGAGGTCGCCAAATGAACATGCGAGCGCTGAGCTTCCCGCATGACGTTGAAGCCGAACGCGCGGTGATCGGCGCTGTGCTGGCAGACAGCCAAGAGTGTTGGCCGGTCGCGAGCGATCTCTTGCGTGCGTCGGACTTCTACGAGCCGCGTCACGTCGAGATCTGGCGAGCCGTGAGTGCGCTTGGAAAAGCTGGCGGCGCGATCGACATGCTGCTGGTGCGCTCGCAGCTTCTGACTGCAGGCGCGCTCGACAAAGCTGGCGGCGACGAGTACCTCGTCACGCTCACCGACACGATTCTAACGCCCGAGAGTGTGAGCCGAGCGGCGCGTAAGGTGAGCGAGCTTGCACTCGTGCGCGAAGTCATGCGTGCTGCGCTGAGGATCGCGGGCGAAGGCAGCGAGCCGATCGCCGACGTCGGGGACTACCTCGATCGGGCAGCGACGGTGCTCACGCACGTATGCGAGCGTCGTTCGAGCGGATTGCCAGTCACGCACATAAGCGACGCCATGGTCGAAGCGTACACGGCGCTCGCGCAGCGCCAAGCGAGCGGGCAAACACTGCTCGGCTACGCGACGGGCTTCCCCGAACTCGACCGCGCGCTCAGCGGTTTTGCGCGCGGTGACCTGATCGTGCTCGCCGCGCGCCCGGGCATGGGCAAAACCGCGCTCGCGAACGGACTCAAGATCGGGATCGCGGAGAGCACCGGCAAGCATGTGCTGAGCCTCGAACTCGAAATGACCCGCGAGCAGCTCAGTCACCGCGTGCTGTCGAGCGAGTCGGGCGTGCCGCTCAGCCGCATTCGCTCGGCGCAGCTCGACGCGCGCGAGCTTGCGCTGCTCGCCAGCGTCGCCGACGACGTGTCGCGGCTGCCGTTCTCGTTCATCGTGCGGCGCGGAACGCGCATCAGTGAGCTGCGAGCCGAAGCGCGTCGACAAACACGCTTGCACGGGCCGCTCGGGCTGATCGTAGTGGACTACCTGCAGATCGTCAGAGCTGAGTCACGCTCAAGCAACCGCGAGCGCGACGTCGCCGACATCAGCGAGGCGCTCAAAGCGCTTGCGGGCGAACTCGACTGCCCGGTGCTCGCGCTCTCGCAGCTCAATCGCAATGTTGAAGCGCGCACCGGAGCCGAACGCCGGCCGCGGCTGTCGGATCTGCGTGAGTCAGGAGCGATCGAGCAGGACGCCGACACGGTGCTGCTGTTGCACCGCGAGGAAGTTTACGACCGCCACACCGAGGACAAGGGCATTGCGGAGGTGATCATTGCGAAACAGCGCTCGGGACGCATCGGCACGGTGCGTTTGCGCTGGGTCGGAGAGCTCACGCGCCTCGAGAGTTTGGAGACCCAGGAGAGGCACGAGCAAGGCGAGTTTGCGTACGAGCAGAACGGCAAGGGCAAGCCCAACGGGCACAGGTACCAAGACGGAGGCGACACATGGGAGTGACAGTCAACGGGACCTTCTACGAGAGTTGGATCCGCGCTGTGGGCTCCCAGCCCATGCAGCGCATGAGCGCAGCGATCATCGAGCTCGACCAGGCCGGCGAGCACGAACTGGCAAGCGAGCTCTTGGCCATCCGAGAGCGCTGGGCGAAGGCGATCACCAAGCGCGCGAAAGCGGTGGTGCAGCCTGAGCGGTTGCAGCAGGTCGGTAGCGCCATCGAGTCAGCGCTGCTTGGCCAGCGACCGGCGCTGCGGCTGATCGCGCCGGGTGTAGTGCGCAGCGAAGCGCGCGAGCTGGTCGAGGGCATGCGGCGTGAGGCGGAGGCACGCGATGCGGGCTGAGCGACCGGTCTGCGAGCACTGCGGCGAGCGGCCGGCCGTCTGCCGCGGCGAGTACGCGTCGATGCTGCGTCCCGTCTACGCCTGCGACGCTTGCTGCCTGCACTCGACCAACTTCGGACGCTGCGAGCCGCTGACGAGCGAGGACCCGAGGGCGTATGTCAGCTGAGCTCGTCCACTGCGTGCACTTGCGCGCTGCGGTCATCGCGACCGACGCTCGTATCTTCGCGATCGACGGCGCCGAAGCACGCGGCGACATCCGTTGGTGCTTGACGTGCGGTGCGAGCCTGCCGCTGAGCAAGGACATCCGTGGGGCGTGGATGCGGCCTGGCAGCGACCTCAGCGAGCGCGCGTTCAGAGCCATGCAAGAGCGCGACGCAAACGCGGCTGCGCAAGGAGGTCGAGCGCGCAATGGCTGACCCTAAACCCAACCCCGGCAGTGCTGAAGCGCGCGCGCAGGGCTGCATCTGCCCCGTGCTCGACAACGTGCAAGGCCGAGGTCGCGGCGGCGACGGTGCGCGGTTCGGCTGGTACGTGCGCGGTGATTGCCCGGTGCACGGCACGGCAGCGAGCGCGCCCGAGCCTGCGGACAAGCCGGGAGGCGAGCGTGCCTGACTACCGCCAAGCCGACCTCGACGAAGCTCGCAAGCTCGTGCCCGACGCAGGCTCCAAGGCGCAGGAGCGCGTGGCGAAGGCGCTGGCCGCACGTGAACGGCTCGGCGCACTGCGCGAGTGGGGCGCTCGCGAGAACGTCACAGCTGCTGAGCTGCAAGCGGTGCTCGACATGCACGAGCGCGGCGAGCTCGCGCGGGAGGTGGCCGGTGGCTGACACGCGCCAGTTCAGCGACGCGTTCATTCGCTCCGTAATGCGCAAGCGCATGGCGGTTGGACTCATCTCCGAGGTGCTCGACCCGAAGACCAACCCTCGTTGGGTGCGGGAGCTTCTCTTCGGTGGTGTCTCGCGCGAGGCGCTAGAGCGGGTTGCCCGGGCGCTCGTGAAGGAGTTGGCCGGTGGCTGATTCGGGCAAGCCCACGCTGTTCAGCCTCGACGAGCTCGGGCAGCGGCGGGAGCTGCCTGCCGAGGAGCCGGTCGCCCGCGTGCTCTGCGGCGACATGCGCGAGCTCCTTGCGGCGATGCCACCGGAGAGCGTGCACGCGGTGGTGACCGATCCGCCGTACGGGCTCGAGTTCATGGGCAAGCAGTGGGACCAGCAAGTACCGGGCCCCGACTACTGGCGACAGGTGCTACGGGTGTGCAAGCCAGGGGCGCACCTGCTCGCGTTCGGCGGCACGCGCACTGCGCACAGGCTCGCCTGCGCGATCGAGGATGCGGGGTGGGAGGTGCGCGATTGCTTGAGCTGGCTGTATGGCTCGGGGTTTCCGAAGTCGCACGACGTGAGCAAGGCGATCGATCGGGAGGCGGGCGCAGTCCGTGAGGTGGTCGGCAGCAAGGTCGGACTGCCGGGCTATCACTTGCATGGCCACGAAGGCGGCGAAGCGTTCGGTCACGGGCTCGGTAGCTCCACCTACGAGACGCGGCTCGCAGCTTCGCAGGTTACCGCCCCCGCAACCGAAGCCGCGCGCGCATGGGATGGCTGGGGCACAGCCACCAAGCCCGCACATGAACCTGTGTATCTCGCAGTCAAACCCGTAACGTGGGCGCACGTGGATAGCCGCCTGCGCGCGTTGCAGGAGGGTCTATGGTCGAGGTTGGATGCGAAGCTTGCGGCGCTGCTTTCAAGGTCAAACCCAAGAGACTGCGACGAGGACGCGTTCGCTTCTGTTCCATGGAGTGCCGTCGACGCGTGCAATACACCGGACGTTTCGTGCGTTCCGACGGATACGTCGCCGTCCGAGTTGGCGCTGGTTTCCAGCTGGAGCACCGTCTCATCATGGCGGCGCATCTTGGCCGCGCGCTCTCATCTCGAGAGCACGTCCACCACGTCAACGGCGACAAGGCCGACAACCGACTGGAAAACCTTGCTGTCTTGTCTGTCGAGGATCACGCCCGAGAGCATGCTCAAGTCCCATGGACGCGAGTCCAGTGCACATGCATCGCCTGCGGTTGTGCTTTTGAGCGCGCTCGTAGCTGGGTGTCACGCCACCCTCGTACGTTCTGTAGTCGAGCCTGCTTTCGCAGGGGAGGTGCCGGACTCGCTGGGTGCGGCGGTGCTGCAACACTTCGCGCCTAACTGGGAACCGGTATACCTGTGCCGCAAGCCGTTCAAGGGCAGCGTCGCGAGCAACGTGCTCGAGCACGCGTGCGGTGCGCTGAACGTGGACGGGTGCAGGATTGGGCACGATGAACCGGCCAAGACGGCAATCCGTAGTTCGTCTAAATTCGGCGGCGTCATGCAAGGGAACGGTGTGACGTTTGCCGATAGCGAACCGCGTATCGCTGATGTTTTGGCAAGCGCCTCGCCGCTCGGCCGTTGGCCCGCGAATCTCGTGCTCGACGAGGAAGCCGCGCGGCTGCTCGACGCGCAGACGGGGGAGCTTGGCTCAGGCGTAGCGTACGAGCCGACCGGAAAGCTCATGCGGCGCATGTACGGCCCCGCAAAGGCTCTCGGGCGCACGCTTGGGTACGGCGACAGCGGCGGTGCGTCGCGCTTCTTCTACACGGCAAAGGCCTCTCGCTCCGAGCGCGAAGCCGGTCTCGAGCGCTTCATACCGCGCAACGTCAACGACGGGCGCGACACGAGCATCGACAACCCATACCAGCGCGGCGACACGCAGCGTCGCAACACGCATCCCACGGTCAAGCCCGTCTCGCTCATGCGCTGGCTCGTGCGGCTCATCACGCCACCTGGCGGCGTCGTGCTCGACCCATTTACCGGCTCGGGCTCGACCGGCGTAGCGGCCGTGCTCGAAGGCGCGCGCTTCATCGGCTGCGAGTTGTCGGCTGAGTTCGCGGAACTCGCACGCGCGCGCATCGCGCATGCCGCCGACGAGGACGACGAGCAACTGACGCTATTCGAGCGGGCGGAGCTTAGGCCGCCCGTGAAGGTGCAGCCGATGCAGGGGAGCTTTCTGTGGCCAGACACGGAGGGCCTCGACCATGGCTGAGCCCTGGACCGACGACGACATCCTGAGCGGGCGCGTCATGCTCCTGCTGAGTGAGGCACCGACGCCGGCAGATGCCGAGCGCGTCCGCGAGTTCATGGGCCGACTCGTGCCGACACTGTTGCGGCTGCGTGGTGAGCTCCACGAAGCGCAGCGCGAGCGTGACGAAGCGCAGCGCGAGCGTGACGAAGCGCGCGGTGTGGCCGCCATGGTCGTCAACACGACCGCGCACCCCTGGGAAAAGGTCGTCAAGGCGTGGGAGCTGGCGGACACGTGGGACCGCGAGATCTTTCCTGACCTGCCCTTCATGCATGCGGAATGGAAGGTGCCGCATGACTGAGCCCACTCTCCTGCAGCAGGTCATTCCCGAGTGCGAAGTATGCGGACGCTCGATCACGGTGAAGTTCCCGTGCATCGGCAACAAGCCGCACGTATTCGAAGGCGAGACGCTTGCGGAGCAGATACTGCGCCGAGTTTCTGAGCTGGCCGATGAGGCGGACGCGACCGGGCTCTCGGCTGCAGCCATTACAGATAATTTACGCGAGCTCGTCAGCGAGTACGTGGACCACGTTGGCTCGAACGAGGTATCGCATGGCTGAGCCCACCCTCCTGCAGCAGGCGCGCGAACAACTCGAGGGTTCGCACGCCCCGCTCGCCCACGTCGAGTCACACGTTCGGCGCGCGGTTCAGCTCATCCTGCAGCACCTTGAGCAGCAGCAAGCCGCCACGAGCGGGCCGGCGCAGGAGCCGAGCGAGCCAAGGTGCAGGGTGTGCGGCGAGGCTCGTTCTTTTGGCCACGGTGAGGAGCCGGACGAGCATTCGTACGGCGACGGTGATCACGACTTCGAACCAGAGACACCCGACGAGCAACAACTGCGTGGCAAGACAGACGCGCCGGATGCCTCCGCCCTCGACCTCGACGCGCTGCAGCGGCTGTGCGACGCGGCGACGCCAGCGAAATGGTGCTTGGTCGACCAAGGCACCGAGATCGTGGACGCGTACCAAGGCCGCACGATTTGCGAACTGACCGACGTGCACGACGCGGAGCATGATGGTGCGTTCATCTGCGCCGCCCGCGAGGCGCTGCCGAAGCTGATCGCGAAGGTGCGGGAGCTGCAGAGCCAGCTCGAGGCGGCGCGACCGATCGTGGCGACGCACAAGCTGCGCACGGGTGACGTGTTGCCGGAGGGCGAGCCATGAGCGGCGACTATGACGCGTGGTGCGAGCGCCATCCCAAGACGCAGTGCAACACAGCTGGCAAGTGCATCCTGTGCCTCGCTGACGAGTTCTTTGTGCCGCTTGACACTGGGGAGCCTGCGAAGGTCGACGCGGACGCGCTTTCAGTCGGTGAGGAGCGCGAGCATGGCTAAGCGCTCGGTCAGCGTGCGGCTCAGCCAAGCCGACATGCGTGATCTCGTCAGCGTGTGGGCGGAGCAAGCGCGCGAGCAGCCCGGCCTGTTCGCCGACCTCACCGCGCCAGCCGCGCACGAGAAGTGGGTCGCCCCGCTGCTCGGTGAGAGCGTGCTCGGGATCGACCCGTCGCTCACCGGTTTCGCGATCTGCCAGCACGTTCCCGGCCGCGAGCTCTACGAGGGCCGTTGGCCGAGCAAGCCTGCCAAGGGCGTGCGCGAGCGCTGCGACCGCTACGAGCGGCTCGTGCGCGGCACGCTGCAGCTCGTCATTGCGCATCAGCCCGGGCTCATCCTGATCGAGGGCTACGCGTACTCGCACGGCGCGCAGCACGGCCACCACGACGTCATCGAGCTCGGCGGCGTGCTGCGGTTTGAGCTGAGCAGGCGCACGACCTGCCCGATCATCGAAGTGGCACCATCAACGCTCAAGAAGTTCACAACCGGCGACGGCAAGGCGCCCAAGCCGTTTATGGTCAGCGAGCTGGCGAAGCGCTACCAGCGCCGGTTCACGACCGACGACCAGGCCGACGCGTTCGCGTTGTGCCAGCTCGGGCTCGCGCTCACCGGGCAACTGCCGCCGCCGAGCACGAAGGCGGAGCGCACGTACCTGCAGGGTCTGCGCAAGGGCTACGGGCTCAAGGAGGTGGGAGCGTGAGCGAGCGCGTGATTTGCAAGCACGGCAGTCTCGCGGGCGTCGGCTGCGCGGAATGCCAGCGCGAGGCCGCGAAGCTGTACGGCAAGTTTGAGTTGCGCCCTACAGCGCTCGACGCTCACGAGCCCGTCGGTGACGCCCGCGCGCAACTGTGGGCTCGCGTGTACGGGGACGAAGTCAAACGGCTGCGGGACGAGGGCGAAGACGCGCATGCTCGCGAATGGGCATGTCAAGCGGCACTCGCTGCCGTCGAGGACTTCGACGAGCGCTATCTTGGAGGCCGGCGATGAGCGAACACCCGCGCGAGTTCGTGGTGCAGCGCAGCAAGTGGCTGCGGGGCCGTAAGGAAGGAGCCGTCCTGCTCGACGAAAGTGGGCGTATGTGCTGCCTCGGTTTCGTGAGCGAGCAGTGCGGCGTGCCCACTGCCGCACTGCTGGGAACGGGTGTGCCGAACAGGCTGCCGGACACGAGCGGCAGGCCATTGCTCGGGCTGCTGCTGAGGTACTGGACCAAGCATACGTCGCTTGCTGTGCGTGCAGTCGAGTGGAACGACGCGCTCGGTATCACCGACACCGAACGCGAGTCGCAGCTGAGCGCACTGTTCGCGCAGCACGGCTACACGCTGAGGTTCGAGCCATGACCACCCGCGCGAAATACGTCGAGCGCCGCGTCATCGAGCAGCAGCTCAGCGAGGTGCAATTCGACCAGTACGGCACGCCCGATCGCAAGCTGCCGGACTGCCCGCTGTGCGGCAAGGATGAGCTGTACGCCCACCCTCTGCGTTCGAGCGGCCACGGCTTCA